CTTGATCCCGCGGTTCGTCCGGTTCAGCGCCTTCGCCGCGGCCTTGGGGACGATCTTACGTTGCACCCGCTTAAGGTCGCGCGTGATCCGCTTGACGTCGCCCTTGACGTCAATCGAGAACCCGGCCGCCGCCATCAGGCCAGCGCAGCCGTCGGATTCGTCGCGTCGGTCCGATACAGGATGTCGAACGTGATGGTGTTCAACCCGATCGGCTGCTCCTGCTGCTCGAACTCGATGGACGCACCCGTCCACCGGATATCCTTGATCAGCAACGCAAGTGCGGCGTCACCGTACAAAGCCACCGAGACCTCGGAGTCGATGGTGTCGAGCGTGGTGTCTACGTTCGCCGTCGCCTTGGCGCGCGCCTCGACGGTCAACGCGATGCGGCGGAACTGGTCGTCGCTAAAGGTCTCGGAATCCTCTTCTAGCGCATCCTCCAGCGTATAGATGGACAACGACGGGAGGCTGGCTACATCGTAGACCCGAGAGCGCTCGACCCGAGTCGCGGTCGTGGTGAGGCCGGTCAAGGCGGTGACGACCGCGTCCCGGATGCTCTGGCGAATGTGGGCCACTATTGCTCCTCCAGCACCAGCGTCGTGTGACCGCTGCCATCGGGCTGGATCTCCTTGACCTTGAAAGCCAGTATCGCCCGCGCACCGCTCGCGGCCCGGGCGCTGAATCCCGTGAACTGGTCAATGCGATCGATGCTGGTGTCGATCACCACACCGGCCGCGATCACATCCTCGTCCGTCATCACCACCGTCGGAAGATCTCCGGTGACCTCCAGCAGATCATCGCTCGGCCGGTCGAATAAACACGGGTACTCGATGCCGTCAATGAACGCACAGTCCCAGTCAAGCAGGAACCCGCGCCGATCGTCCTCGGTCTCAAGCGGATGCTTTTGCACGGCCCTTCCGTATCGGCTTGACCGGCTCCGCAACGCCCATTTTCAGCCAGCGCTCGCGGATCGACTTCGTCGGATACCTGATGGTGCCCAGCGGGTGCCCCGGGATTGATTTGGTGATCCGTACCGGCTCTTTACCAATGCCGACCCGCGGCTTGATGGCGCGGTGCTCGTAGTCTGTGATCATGTCACCTCCAAATATTCCCCGGCTTGCCCGTCTTCCAGAAGTCACTCGGATGCTGATACGTCACTTCCAGGTTCCGGTCCGGCCACCGGATCATGAGTTCCGCATGCCCGATCGGCACCCGGTTGGCCAGATACAAGGTCTTGCCGGCCTTCTCCCACTGCCGCCAGAAGTGGATATCTTCATCACACCGGGCGTCGCTCCACCGCCCATCCGGATCTGGCGTCCCGAGGAACCACGGCGGTAGCACGTCCCGCAGAGCCGCCACCCGGATCAGGGTGAGCCCGAAGTGGGCGGTGGTCACCGGCGACAGCTCGGGCAGGAAATAGTCCCGCTCAATCTGTGCCTGGTTGATGCCGTCTTCGCCCCGGATCGTCATCAGCGGCCCGCCCTTTGACCGGCTGGCCTGCAACGGCGCTATGGCATCGGCCTCCGGATGCCGCTCAGCGGCCGAGATCAGTGCCTGAACGTCGTTCATGGTGTATAGGCTGTCGTAGTCCACCGCGAGCAGATACTTGAACTCACGGGCCGCCAGCGTCTCCTCGATCGCCCGGGTCAGGCATTGGCCCCAGAATGCGCCCGTAAATTTTCGCAGGCTGATCCCGAGCCGGGCGAACGCCTCGAAAGCGCAGAAGAAGTTATCCGTGAAAGCGAGCCGTGGGAGGCTCATGACCGCCGCCACGGGCGGGAACGCCTCCAGGGGCTTATACCCCTGCAGGTTCAGACTGATCGGCAGCGAGGCGGCATCATCCAGCTCGCTGGTCCAGTGGGAGATCCCGACCAGGCCGGCGGCCCGGAGGGCATCGCCCAGTGCCTCGTCGTCGAAGACCGCCTGGTGGTGGTCGTCGTCGTCGACGTGGCCACCCATGATGTAGCCCTGGATCGGGATCTCGGCGCCGGCGAGATACTGCCGGGAGATGACCTCCAGGTCAGGGACCGCGATTCTGAGCAATCCGCCAGGCTTAAGCGCCCGCACCCAGTCGGCGAGCACGTCACCGGTCAGCCGGTGGCTGATGTGCTCCAGCACGTGGCTGGCGCGGATCTCGTCAACGTAGCCGGCCGGGAACGCTTTGAGCGGGTACACCTCGCCGCCGGTCTTGCGGTCGATATTGATCCAGTCCGCCATCTCGATGGCACCGGAGCCGAGGTTCAGCTTAGGCAAACGGATATTTCCTAAGCTCAAACGGTAGCGGCTGGATGTCCTCTTGATGGATCTCCATGTTGTGCCAGATCAAACCCATGCACCCGGCCCCGACCAAGCACCCGTCATAGGTCTGGAACACGAACAGCTCATAGTCCCCAGGCGTGTGCATCGCGTCGATTGAATTATCGGCGATGAGGCATTTCTCAAAATATCGTTTCTCGACAAAGAAAGCATTGGTCGGCGTGGTCGCCACTAGCTCGTAGCCCTTCGTCTTGCCAAGCTCAATCAGCGCCCGCAACGAACACCCCGCCTGGATCCTCCGGTCCTCATCCTGAACGAAAAGGATGTTGTTCGGCACGCTTGGATTGAACTCGATCACGACCAACTGTGGCTCGTAGTCCTCAAGGTCGCGCCAGATGTGGTAGTCGAGTCCGTCGACATCGATCGACAAGATCCCGAATCGTGTCGGCAGCTTGGTCCTTCCCAGGATGTCGCCCAGGTTCCCCGGCTCGACGGTATCCCAGAGGGTCCTTACCCGTTGCCTGCCGTGATGCAGCGCTCGCAGTGAGTTCGCCTGTTCCTCGTCGCCCTCGATAAGCACCGCTTGCCAGTCGTGAGCATTGATTAGATTCAGCGTGTTCGAGCAGTGCTCCCCATCGTAAGCTCCGAACTCGACGCACCAGGGGATGAAGTCGAACAATTCTCCCAATGCATAAATGATCCCATCCTCACCCCATTGAGAGTGAATAGAGCGGACCTTTTTCGATAACCACCGGCTGGCATCATTGGTCCGCGCCCGAGTGATCTCGATTTGCATAAAGTAGCGCGCCCCCGAATGGAGGCGCGCGCGTCCTCCTAGTTATTAACCCGAGACGACTGCATCGACTCCTGCACTGGTCGCGTCGTTCGGGCTCTCCTCGCCACGCCCCAGGCTCGCCACCGAAGTGATGACTTGCGTGGTAAGCGGTGAGATGTTCAGCCGTAGATAACGCTTTCTCGCACGAGTGTCAACGTTCATCTGGACCGTCCAGCCGCCGGTAGTGACGGCGGCGGGAATGGTCCAGTCGGTATCTCCGACAAAGCCCGAGATGGTCGCGAAGTTGGTGACCACCGTATCGTCGGACTCCAGCAAGTTGAAAACCGTCGGGTTGTTGGTGACGGCGCTGCTGGTCGCCATCGTGGTGAGAATGGTGCAAAAATCGAACCCGATGGTGTCGACATTGCCGGCCGCGGTGGCCGCGTTAGTCGTCGACGCCTGATCGATCATCACCGTCGACTTGATTGCTGGCACAGTCATAATGTTCTCCTGTTTATGCCAAAAGGGTGATGGCGATTACTCGCCGACCAATGCCGCCACCGGACCGGCGGTGGTATTGTCACCGAGGTCGTGGTTGACGATGTCGATCCGCTCTGTGACCTTGACCCCGATGGAGTCCTGATCAGCATAGCGCTCGGTAAGTATCTGGACCCGAAAGCCCCGGCGGTCGCCGACGGTGGATGCCCGGGAGAAGTCGCCGACCAGAATCATGGCGACATTCGAGAGGTCACCCGTTGAGGTCGGCATCTTCTGGCTGACCTGAATCGGCCAGCCGGCGTAAGCCGACACCCTGAGCCCACCACGCTCCGTCATGGTCGTCCCACCGCTCGCGGCGGCCAACGCCTGGAACACCAGCGCGTTAGCCGGCGAGCTGCCGAGCCATTGCGTGTTGGTGAGCGCGAAGGCCGGCAGCACCGCCACCACACTATCGAGGTCCGCTGCGGTGATCTCCGCCAGCGTATCGATTCCGGATGCCGCATCGACTGCGCCCGCGGTGTGCGTGCCGTCGATGATCTTGACCCGGATCCCGGTGATGCCTCCATAGGTCGAGGTCCCGTCACCATTGAGCCACGCATCATCCTCCGACTCCGCAAACACTTGCGCGAAGTCCTCGGCCAGATACGCCGCCACGTCGATCACTGCGTCCTCGGCAAGCTCCGTCGAGATCAACGTCAGCCCCGCCAGCTTCTTGGCCACGAGCTGCACCTGGTCGAACGTCGCGTTGCCCTGGGTGATGGTCGTATTTTCACCCGTCCAGGCAGCCGAGCCGCTCCCGGTCCGCCGAGGCATCAGCAGCGTATCGCTGCCCATCGGCACCACACGAGCGAGCCGACGCATCGCGCCGAACTGCTCACGCAGGTCGATGAT